GTGTCTTCATCTCTTCTGTCTTAGCAGGGAACTCTCGTTGTAGTCTGTCTAACAAACCAGCACGAACAGCAGCCAACTCTAACTCCAACTTCTCAGCTTTAACAACGTCAAACGCAAAGCCTTTCTTTTCTTGCAGTCTCATCAGGAACGCAAACCAATGTTCAATTGCTAACATCTCACCGCTTGGGTTACCCATCATCAGATAGTCAAACAGGATTTGTGTTACGATTGTATCACGTTCGCAGTACTTCCTCATGTCCTCGTTGTAACTATCGAACGCTCCGTCTTCCTCACCGTACGTCAGCTTGGTCAGGTTGTTCAGTCTCAGTCCCCACGCTTTCAACGAGTGACTACCCACTAAACTTTTATCGAAGTTATTTCGTAAGAAGTCGTCGTTGCGGACATCAGGTACTATACATCTAGCCATGACCATCGTGTCCAATACTTTAACAAGCGGTGGATGGAAGCTGTACATCTTAGACAGAGCAGGTAGATCAAAGCCTATGACGTTGTGTCCGACGATCTTGTCTGCCTTAGCTAACTCTCTTAGTCCGTTCTCTATACCAGCACCGTGATAGGTAATCATCTTTGGAGTGGTAGGGTCGTAGATAGAGAGGCAGTGTACCACCTTTAGATCAGTCAAGTTAGACCAGTCCTCTATCTCATTTGTTTCTATATCAAAGAATAGTGTTTTCATAATTGTTGTATCAATGTTTTGAATGCTAACTCACAGGTGTCAGGTACTACTCCATTCCCCAAGAGCCTAAGTCTGTCCACCCTGTGCTGAGTCCCATCAGTTGCTCCACCCAATTTGGATTGAGCTTGGCAGTTGACTTGCCCGTCTCGTCTACTTTCTGATTTAGGAATGTTCCGTATACTGTCCCCGTTGTCAGGCTCTGATTCTTGCCGTTCGTTAATGGTCTTTGCTTGCGACTGTCTAGTTCCTTTGGAGTCGGCCACGACCCGTGGTTCTTCCCACTCGTACTGCTCTTCTCCGGGTCGGGCGGGCCAGCGTGTTGGTTCTCCATGATGTGGTGACATTGCGTGTTCAAAGGAAGATGCAAATTCACGCCCTTCTCCGCTTGTAGCTTCGCTCTCGCTTCCCACTTCTCCTTCGGTTCCGCACTGAAGTGATCTCGACGCTGAGGAGTTGCCCAACCTCGCAAGGATGAAGACTCGTTTCCTTTGGTGTGGCGCGCCAACTTCAGACGCACTGAATACTCCCCACGTACACGAGTAACCTCTTTCTTCCAAGTCTCCGAGGACATATTTAAGTACCGGTTCTCCGTCTGCGGTCTTGGCTGAGATGATTCCTTCAACGTTTTCGAGGAGCACATATCGTGGTCGCATAGTGGTAACTCCATCTGCGATGAATGGGTAGAGGTGTCGTGGGTCTTCTGTTGCTTTTCGTTTTCCTGCACTACTGAATGGTTGGCAAGGGAACCCTGCACTGAGGATGGTAACTTTGTCACGAAGCTCTCGATATGGAAATGTTTTGAGGTCCGTGAAAATAGGACACGCATCCAAGAATCCCGCTTCCATTTTCGCAATAAGGTTGGCAACTGCATAGGCTTCGATCTCACAGTGAGCAACAGTTCGCAGGTTTGGAATAGCTCTTTTAAGTCCGATTCCGATTCCGTCGTACCCGCTGCACAATGAGACATAGGTAGGAATACTAGTGGTTTCTTTTTCATAGTTCATTAGAATGGTTGGTTGTTATTGTCTGTTGCTTGGAACACATTGGTGTCCTCCTTGTATCGTCCTGTGTCGTGGTCATAACCAAGAGTAGTACATTGTCCTGTCTGCCCGCTGAATCTATTCTTTAACACACGAACTCGTGTCTCATTAGATGTAGTCTCAGCTTGTTGGTTACGCTCTAGTCCTATGACTATATCACTTAGCTGTGCTATAGCCTGTGAACCACGTAGATGGTGAAGACTTACTCGTCCTCCTTCTTCGTGACCACTATCCACTCGCTTCAAGTGACTGACCAACACCATGCCACACCCTGTCTCTTCAACAAGACTGCGTAGCTTGGTCATCGTGTTATCAATCAATCGTCGTTCGTCATCTCCTGCTATACCACTGACAACAATACTTAGGTGATCTAGGAATATCCATTTACAATCGAATCCTTTTATCAGGTATCGTATCTTACCTAGCAAGTTGTCACTGTCCATACTTCCGAAGTGATCGTAGGTGTAGAACTTTCCATTACCTACCGTCTCTTCAAACGCAGGTAACATCACTTCCATAGCTACTTCATCTTCCTCGAGGTGCAATGGTTTGTTAAGATGGATGCCCATGATACCAAGACAAGTACGCCTGACGGATTCCTCCAGTGCTATATAACCTACCGTCTCGCCAAGACCTAGCAGGTGATGAGCTATCTCACGACAGAACAGACTCTTTCCTATTCCACTACCCGCGCATACCGTAACTAATTCTCCTAGTCTCATGCCGTGGGTTAACTCATTTAAACTGAAGTACGGATACGGCACAGCTTTGTTGGAGTCTTTGTTACTGATCACCTCCCACAAGTCCTTACCGTTTACGATTCCGTCAGGTCTGTACTCTCTTGCTTCATAAAGACAACTGACTAACTCTTTCGACTTACCACCTGTCAACATATCAGACGGGTCTTTTAGTGGTAGCTCTGCGATGTGTGCTTTGCCGGGTGTCAGGAGTGCTGCACATTCAGCTGCTCCCTTCCGTCCCACATCATCCATATCAAAACAGAAGACCACTTTCTCGAACCGTTCTAACCAGTCGATAGCTTGTGCCACGTGTTTCTTTGCAGCACTTGCTCCGTTCGGTACGCTGACCACGGGCCATCTGTTATCCATAGCCTGTGACGCACTCAACGCATCGATCTCTCCTTCGACCACAACAACACGACGTCCTCCTTCTTTCCATAGGTGCTGACCGTACAAGCCAATCAACTCACCACGAACACTGAAGTTCTTGTTAGCGTATCGTATCTTCTGGGCTACAGGTTTCCCGTCTCGTGTCTTATAGTTAGCTATCTGAACATCCTCACCATTCAAACGACCCACCCAGTAGCCCCACTTACGACACGTTTCCTGTGTTAGGTTACGTCGAGGTATTGCTTTAGGTTCGCCAGTTAAGAACTCTCTCGGTGTTGGTTCACTCACTCTTCCTCCTTGTCCACTATAATTTTGACACACGAAACAATAGGTGCTTCCGTCGTCGTTGGTTGCTGCTCCGTCACTTGACCCACACTTGTCACAGGGTTGATGTGTTTGTGTGAAAGCCATGACTTTGGTATGATTTTATCTGCATATGTTATTCCTTTCTTTTCGCACCAACGAGCGTAAGTGGTGTCGCTTCCCTTCCGTATCTTGTTCGCAGCGTTCATAAACACCATTCGTATATCTAGGTGTGGATGTTGCTCACGTACTAACAGATGTTTAGTCCTGTCCTCGACCGTCCAAACTCCCTTTGCCTCGATGATAATACCATTAGGCAAGATGAAGTCTGGTGTGTAGGTTGATACTTTACGGTACTCTATCTTGAGTGTCTCGTATTCAAAGTCGACACCACTACGCTGTAATTGGTTAGCTAATTTAGATTCGAAACCTGAACGATAACGGTTATTAGAAGTTCGCTGTGACTTCTGTCTCGCTCGTTTCTTCCGCATCGAATACTTGGTCTAGGGTTTCTCCTCCATTGGCTACGAATCCTTCTTCACTTGTGAATCCGAATGCATCAGCTGCTACGCCACTTACTCCACCGTTCTGTAGTTCTATTACTTGTACGGCTTGCAGTTCAAACGTCACACCAAACCCTTGACTTGGTACATACCAAAACCTCGGACGAAATGCCATGTTTACTTTACTACCACCCCATACTTTAACATCTTCAGGTAACGGTTTGCCTTGGCTATCGAACAACGCAATGGATCGACTGTACACGCTTCCGTCTAAGCGTCTGCCTCCAGCTTTCAACTTAGACTTAACAAGCGTACCTTCATCTGTCTCAGTCACAGGTAATCCTTTCTGCTCGATCTTCTTACCAGCGTGTTGTTCCTGTACTTGCTTCAACTCCTCTTCGTACAACGGACGTATCGTGTTTTGTAACATCTCAGCTTCCTCTTTGCTAACAATCAAATCACAACTGTACGTACCGAACTCAGGATCAAACCGTTTGTTAGGTTCATTCAGGTGACAGTACTTAGCTGTTCCTTTTACTTTAATAACTGCGTGTTTCTTTCTACTTTGTATACTCATATTTCTCTTAGTGTTTATGTATTATTAAGACAGCAGGTACATTGCTCGATCTATTTGCGAGACGTCAAGCGTCCCAAGTTCAGGCAGGTCAGGCAACTTTGCTGTCGGGTATTGATTCAATAACTCACATCTGAACTCGGCTAGTAAGTCAATTGAAAAGAAAGTCTTGTAGGTTTTTCGTACATCTTGGTGTACTTTTCTTGCGTTGGATGCGTGGCTTATGAAGCAGTCGTGAACAAACCCCATGTCGTACGGCATTGCGTACGCTAATCGGTGAACAACAGCTGCGTCTATGCCGTGTATAAAGTTAGCCGTGATTCCTTTGCGTTGTTCCTTTGGATCGATCTCATCTGTGTCATCTTCCAAGTCAACCTTGGTTGCTATGTTACCGACAATTGTACGACAACATATACGTTTTGTTTTAGTCAGTCCTTGTACCACTTTAAATCCACTCGGTGTAGTCCATCTGATTATCTGATTTCCTATTGCATTAGCACAACCACGCAGGAACTTCTGAATACGGACAACACTCTCTAACTCCTCACGTGCTACCGTGTTAAACTGTTCGGCTAGGTAGTTGATAGCGTCTACATTCTCTCCCTCTTGAAACGGATGGTCGTCTCCAATGATATTTAAAAAGTTACCGAGCACGTAATAGTACGACTGACCGTATGGTTTATTCATCACCGCAGCCTTTGCCATAGCTCTTGTTACTCCGTGTTGAAACCATTGACTCGCTATATAACTCTCACTTGACTGCTCCTTCAACCGTTCGTACACGAGGTCAGCAATGTGCTGATACATATCTCCTACTGGTTGGTCAGCTATCAAGTTGCAGTGCTTGGCGTGTCGTGTGTCCCGTAATAACAAATGCAATATCTGCATACCGTTGTTACTACAGTCCATACGTACAGGAAAGTGAGAAACGTAACCATATCCTTCCTTTGTGTACGTCTCATACTCATAACAAAATGCTAGAAATCCAAACGGTTCACTTGCTTCCATCCACCAGTCGTTAGTCATCGGGTCTTCTGCTGTTTCAAGAAACCACTTCTGATGTTTACCTACCCAGTGCAACCGTTCTTCAATGCTACCCTTTACACCGTACGCATTAGCTCCGTGGATCAACAATCGTTCGAGGTCGTCCTCATCCATAACTTGTTGACCATCACCGAATAACAACAGACCACGTGCTAAGTCGTTACCCTGTGGGTGCAGATAAGCTGGCATATAGTATACCCTACCTCTGTAATCAACCCGTGCCGGAAAGTAAACGTCGTCCCACTCCTTATACTTCTTAGCTAGGTGTAATATCTTGGCGTGTTGTAGCCTTTTGCTACGGTTACTTTCGTTTCGTCGTCGTATCTTATCCTGTTTAAACTTCCACTCACGTAATTCTTCAGGTCGTTCGTGTCCGTTCTCTAAATATGGTTGCAATGGTATCTCATGAAAGTCAAAGACCCGTTCCAATTCGTAACACTTTAGAGCAATATCTAAAATCTTCGTGTTAATTTTCCACTTTACCTGCTGAATGTTATTCACGGACACGTAAAGATTCTTCATGCTTGCAAACTCGTAGTTGCTACCGTTCGGT